GGCGGCGGCTGGGTCTAAAGCAGTCCATAATCTTGGGTCAAATCCTGATGATGTTGGCACAAAAATGCCTTGCGTTGATGAACCGCCTGCGTATATAGCAAAGTCTGTATCAAAAGCAAATTTGCGATTTCCGTAATTAATATAAATCAAAGATTTATTTGTTTGAAAATCAGGTTGTGCAAGATACCATTTATAATCGCTTGGCGTTGTTGATGCCGCCAATGGTGTTGGTGATGTATTAACTTGTTCTAACAAACCAAAATAAGTTTTATTGGTTGGAGTTAATGAAAATCCTGTGCCTGTAATGCTGTCTGCATACGCAACACTTAACCAGCGATTGCTAAATTGAAATGTTGTTGGTCGCCATTGCAAAACGGCTGATGCAAGGCTGTATGATGATGTAGCAATACTATTGACCATGCGACTAAAGAAATACCAATTCCCAGCAGGAATATTAAATAATTGAACCGCAGGCATAGCAACGCTTTGACCATAAGGATTGCCATTGGCTTTAATTTCAGTTGTGCCACCAAATATTAATTGGTCTGATGTTGGGAATTGATAAGCCGAATACCACACTTCTGCGTATTGTGTAATGCCAGCAGTTGATGTGGTGACATTAACGCTAAATGCTGGATTGACGGATGCCGTTAAAATATTGCTTATTGTTGGGGCTGGCACAGTGCCAAAAATTGATGGATTACCAAGACCACTATTTAGCACAGGCGTAAATTGTGTAACTGACATATCACTATACACAGCACCATTAAATTCCATTAAATTAAGTGTGGCAGTTACTTGACCACTATCACTAAACTTTTCCGTCACCTTGCCAATGCGGAATTCTTTTGCCGCCCAACCATAATTGGTATTTGTCACAGTTACAATGTCGCCTGCTTCTAATTGAAGCCCTGTGTAATTAATATCACAATTCATTTGCAAGTCTTCACGCGCCGCTTTCAACATAATGTTAGCTAAATATTGCGCTGTTACACTATTGTTGACCAAATAAAGATTAACTGATTGTTTGTTTACAGGTTCATTTGGGAAAAGAAGTGATGGATTAATAACGCTTAAATCAAAACTTGCACTTGAAAATGAATCTTGATTGCTTGAATCAGGAAATTTACATTCAATAATGTTAAAACTGTTTGATAAATCTATTGGAGTAATCGAAATGGCTGAAACAATATTGCTATCATTTAAATCCATAGCAATAGTGTTTGTTGGTTTTTGAACAATAACACCCCAAACATTTAATATTTCATTAAATTTAATTAATGCGTTACAGCAATCAGCCATGCTTTGTAAGTTTTGCATGATTTTTATATTGGTATCTAGCGTGCCATTAAATTCATAGCGTTTTTGCGTTGCTGTGCCACCACTATAAAGATTGTAAGTTATTATTTCATTGGAATATGTATTTAATTCTGTCAATGATGCAGTATCAATTTGCGTCAATGGAATAGCCGCGCCATATCTTTCGCTTGTCATGTAATCTAAAAAGCAATCGCCTGGTGCTTTACGGGAATTAGTAATTTGAAAGCGTGTTTGATTTAATCCAGTTAAATTCCTAGATTGACTATATTTGATGTGAATAATTGCAAAGGCACAATTAGACATTAAGTTTGACCCAGCCCAAGTCCAAACCAAACCAGTTGATGACATGACTGAAATAGCATTTGTTGTGCTGTTTACTGGATTTTCTGAACCATTTTTATAAAGCCAAATGTCCATATATCCTGAAACATCTTGAATTGCATTTGTGCTTGTGTCTTGCAAACCTGTTACTTTGTATAATTCACCAGCAGTTGTGCTAAATATAACTTTTTTACCGCCCCAAAATATGTCACCAAATGTTATGGTATCAGGTGTGCCACCGCTTTCAGTGTTTGTAACTTCACTTAATGCCATCACCCAATAAATATCTTGATTGTCTAATGATATTGATAAATCTGTAATTACTCCACCAACATAAGCCTGTCCATATACAACAGGCAATTTGTTATCACCTGATGGTGGAATTTGCTGTCGGTTACCTGGATTGGGTTGAACATTTCCACCATTATTTGGAATATCAGGCGCAAATGCTTTAGAAATAATTGATGACGCAACCATTGTAATGGTAAACGCAACTATGTTTGCCAAAACAGTGCTTAAGCCAGCATCTACAAGAGCAGTTACAAGCAAAGCCGCCATTATTCAATACTCCAATGTATTTCGTTTTTTATCATTCCAAGTCTTTCAAACCTATCATCTTTATATGAACAAATCATTGCGTGAGCAATTTCATTATTTGTAATCATTTTACGCGCAATTTTTATATATTCTTTTATTAATCTATACATTAAAATTTTGCTTTTGCTATGCAACATTACTTCTTGCAATTGCCATACATTTTCAATCCAAAAACATTGACTCTTTATTGCAATTAATATTCCTGTTTTTTCATCATCAATTAATACAAATCCACGACCCGCCAATATGTTTGTTAATACATTTTCAACATAAGTTTTTGACCATTTTAACGGATTCAATGTCAGCGGATTGTTTGATTCAATTGCAAATTCTTTTAATAACCTAACAATATCATCAATATCAAACTTATTAGCCAATCTAATCATTACGAATTAGGTGGTGCATCTTTACCAAAATAATAATTAACTGTTTGAATTACAGGCACGCGATTCATAGAAGTGTCACCAGCATTAAAGAATTGCCAAGCATTGTTGTTGGTATATCTGCCCGCTGTTCTGTTTTGCAAAATAATTTGTATGCTTGATGCGCTAATGGTAATCGTGCCAACATATTGACGCACTTCTTCCATCCACTGCTCTGAAATAGTGAAGGAATTAATATAACCAGTAAAAAACTTATATAAACCATTCATACCGCCTGCGGTTATTAAATTGTTATTTGTGTCAAAAAATCCATGCCACATTTCAATTAATGAACCTTTAATATTTTGCCCTAAAGCCCAACCAAGTAAAGCAGTATCAAGACCAACCAATGTTGCAGTTGTTTCATTTGCTGTTGATTTTATATCACGTTGTGCATCACCAATTTTAATCAATCCACCAAGCGCATCAAAAGTATTTGGCACGCCATCTATTGTAATTGTTAGTGCAGAGGGCGTTGTTGCGAAAAGATAAACAGTTGATACGCCAGCAACTACAGTTGTAACCCGCACAAAATCAGCCATGATAATGTTATTATTTGCAACATCACTTCCCCACTCAATTGTTACAGATGAATTATTTGCCCAAGTGACAATTGCACTTGAGTTATTAATCCAATCAACAAGCGTTGTATTAAAATTAATATTATTCATTTTTTATAATCTATAAGTAACAAATGTGCTTGCCGCTGTTTTTCTAGTTAAAAAATTTGCTGAAGTTGCAATTGCTACAGTTGCAGAACCAACATAAGTATGCCCCGTGCCAGCAACCATTGTGATTGCGCCTGATGCTGAACCCAAGTTAATAATATTCCAAACAAAACCATAATTGCTAGATAATGCACCACTCAAAATACCTGCATCAGTCAATGCGCCCGTTGGAAGCGTTAATGAAACAGCGGTGGCTGATGTTGTTGTAATAATGTTTGTTAAAATTTGTGCAATTGTTAGCGTATTGGTTGCATTTACAGCAGATGGACTGCCTTGACTAAAAAATACTTCGCCCGTTGTAATTACATCTGTAAATGTGCCTTGCGCTGGAGTAGTGCCACCAATAATTGCCCCATTAATTGTGCCGCCTGTAATTACTGGCGTTGCCAATGCAGTTGTGCCACTTCCAATTGTATTAATTGTTGATGTCAATAAACTAAAATTAGTATCAAGTTGCGACAAAGGAATAGAACCCGTTGCCGTTGCAAATGTGTTTGTTATCGTAATTGGCAATGCCATGATTTATCCTTTATAAAACTGATTCAAATGCTTTGAAAGTGCCTGTCCATGAAATAAAACTATCGTTTGTCATTGGCATAAGTGTGTAAGTCGGATAATCTCGCAAGATTATTGGAAAGGTAACGCCAGTAAATGTGCCACCAGGCAATGCAATAGTTGTGCCAAATTGACCCATCACGCATTGAACAGTTGATGTTAGCGTTGTAATTAAACTACGATGCACGGGAATGTTTACAGTTGAACCAGCCCCACGTTGAACATCGGCAGTTGCAATATAAGCATATCTGCCAACCTGAACAAAATCACCAGTCCTAACAATATAAAGTGTGCTTGTAATTGACGGCAAGCTACCTAGAACCAATACTTTTCCAGAAGATGATGTCTGCCATAGGCACGCACCAATTTGTGCGCTAGTCATGTCGCCTTGATATTTAATATAATTAAGCCAACCTGTTGAACCAAAGTTTAAATATTGTTCTGTTGATTTATCAGCCACGCGCAATTCAGAAAGTAAAGTGCGATTTTGAGAATAAAGCAAATAATTCATTGGCTTGATTTCAAAGCCAAATGGTTGAACAGTCAAAATTTCTGATGTGGATATGCGTTGATTGCGGCTAACTACTTGACCCACAAACTTTTGGTCATTAATACCAACAGATTCAGCAACACTTAATATTGTATTTAATGGCATATCTTATCACCTGTTCTGTGGCATACCGCGCTGTGCCGACATATTTGCCGACCATACGGCATTTTTGTTTTTAGCCAAGAATTGCACGCCACTTTGAGTGTCAATTGCAGACATATTCTGAATGACTGTGCCATTATAAACTGTTTGGGGTTGATTGCCCATCATTGATGAAAGTGTATTATTGGGAATAATAGTGCCAGCGGTTCTTGGCACAAATAATTCCGCCCCTCTTTCGCCAACAATTGATGGCTTCCCAACTGGCGGGTCGCCACCATCAGCATACATTCCAATGAAAGGATTGTTTTCAATTGAATATGCGCCAGCCGTTGCAGAAACGCCACCGCTTCCCCCAAATATTCCACCAAAAATATCACCTAAACCACCACCGCCACCAAATATTCCCATCATTGATGTTTTTAATTGAATTTTAATTAAGTTTGAAATAATTGACTGTGTCAAATCACCAAATGAAAGTTTGCCAGTTGACACAAAATTATCTAAAGCTGATTCCATATTTGATGTCATGGTGTTAAATGCTTCAGTCCCCAACGCGGCAGAATCTTTCATTTTTTCTGAATAATTTGATAATGCTTTATCCCATCCAGCTTGAAATGTTTTTTGTGCGCGAGCATTATCTTCTTCTGATTTTATTCTATTTTGTTCAAGTTTTTGTCTTTCTGCTAATTGCGTTTCATCCAATCCAATTTCTGTTTCTGACAAACGAATCATTTTTTGACGCAAATCAAAATATTCTAATGCTTTTCTAACTTGAGTATCTGATAATCCAACTAATGTTTTTTCATAATCCAATCTTTCAGTTGCAATTTTTATATCTTTATTAGCTAAATCAAATGCTTCTCTTTCTGCTTGCCGTCTTTCTATAACTAATGCTAATGCGTTTTTTCCATCTTCATCAGCTTTATCGCGTAATTTACTATGTTCTTCTAAAACTTTTTTAATGGCTTCTTCGCCATCATATTTTAATTTTGCCAAATCTAGTGCTTTTGCTTCTGCAATTAATTGCTTACCTAATTCTGTATTTTGTTCACCAACATATTTACCGCCTTTTTTAAATTCAATTTCCAATTTACTTAAATTAGTTTGCACTTTCCCAATTGAATTAATTTGTCTTTCATACTCCAAAGATTGCTGTAACATTGCATCGCGTATTTTTTCAGCGGCTTTTTGGCGTTTTAAATCTTCATCAGATAATGGTGTATCACGCAATTTATCTTTTGTTTTTAATCCAGTCATTATTGACGGAGTAAAATCACCACTAGCCATTGGCGTGTAATGTCCTGAATTAGCATCATCTTGCATAGCTTTGCGTTTTGCCGCAACCCATTCAACAATTTTTGCATCAAGTTTTGCCGCGCCTTTCATTGGCAATAAAACATCCCACAAATTAAAACCATCCGTGTGGGATTCCATCCATCCATTTATTTTGCCAAGCCATTCATAAAGATTTGATATGGCTTCAGTTGCAACTTTTAATGGTTCAGCAATATTAATTGCTAAATCAGTTTTCATTTTGCGGCTTAACACATCAAGCCTATCTAATGAATCACCAATAGCAGAAAATGGTTTGTCGGCATCAGCGGCAGTGCCTTTAAGGGCTTGCATTTGTTCATTAAAACCAACAATGTCAACGCCTTTAATTGATTTGCCAAACATTTGAAAAGCTAAAGCATTGCGATGAATTGGGTCTTCAATCTTTGCTAAACCTTGAATGGTTTTTTCAAGCAAATCTTGTTCATTTAAAGTGCCTAAATCTTTAAGTGATATGCCTAATTCTTTAAATTTGTCACGAGTTTTTTGTGAACCGCCAGCGGCTTCATCAATTTTTGATGTTAAACTTGATAATAGTTTTGTGGCATTTTCAGCGTGACCACCGCTAACAGAAAGTGCTTGTGTGAATTCTAAAACTGAACTAACTGCTAAATCATTGGCTTGTGCAATATCATTAATGCCATCAGCAAACATTATTGCGCTTGATGCCGCACCTACAAATGCCGTGCCAATTGCCGCAACAGAAAGTGAAGTTGCTAATGTTGATGCGCCAAATTTATTAAGGCTTGATTCTGCCTTGCCAAGACCAGCACTAAATTCGGCTGAATCCAAACCTAATACAACGCCAAGTCTTGACACTAATGACATAATTATTCCTTATTAAATTTATCCATGCTAAACCCTTTAGCTTGCGTCATAAACAACAGTAACGCATCATCAGGCTTCGTTTCTACTTCCGAGAATATGTAACCATAGGCATTCCCCAAAACTTGCTTTAATGAATAGGGCGGTGCATTGTTGCTACGCATATAATTAAACACGCCAGCAGTTAAAGCCCCAATGCCACTTATTATTCCTTGGTTTCCAATAATCCCGTCTGCATACATCACCATGATTTCATTCATGGTTGTTTCATCAATTGCATCAATGCTTTCTATTGTATGTCCATTAAAGACCATTGACGCACGAATCTGCGCCCTTAATGAACCTATTACTTTTCCCGAATATCTTTATAATCAGGCGCAATAACTTCATTAATTTTATCAATAATTTTCAATTGGATTGAAAGCGGGAATTCATCCTCAACATCTTTATATTCCAAGTCATCAAGGGATTCGCCAGTTTCAGTAATTAAAAGTTTAATATATTCTGTAATGCGATATTGTAAAACAGATTTGTTTTTAGCCGCTTCTTTCATTGAACGACCATCAACAATAATGTCATCATCCAAGAATTGAACAGTATCATCCGCTGAATCTTTTAATTCAACCAATGCCTTTGTCATTTCATCATAATTCTTTTGAACATCATCTAAATTTGGTGTTTTGTAATAATTATAGATTTTTTCAATTTCCCATGCGCTTGGCACGCGAACCTTGAATGTGTGGTCACCCAATTCAAATTGACGGGTGATAACTGAAAGACGATGGTCTTGATATTTTTGACCCAATGCGGATGCTAATTTACTCATTTTGCTGTCTTACTCCTATATTGTTGTATATGTTTCATTAAAATTTCACCAAGTAAATTGGCGGCTTCCTGCCCTTTTAAATCCATTGCTGGGCGCATAAATGGTCTAGCGGTGTTATGCGCTGTTCCAAATTCATCTTTTGTTCCCCATTCCATTGCTGGCGCACGACCATCATAAGGAATACCAAATCCAGCATAAAACTTTCTTTTAGCTGAACGAATTTGCTTATATGTAATATTTCTAAATTCCGAACCTTTTACTGAACGGGAAAAATCAGTAAGCAAACTTGCGTGCTGTTCTTTAAATTGTTTTTTTAACTTTACTGGTATATTTTTTGTCGTAACAATTGCAATCACAGTATCAGTTGCGGACACATACTTTGACTTTCTGTCTTTGCTTGTTGGTCTTCTGCCAACAATAGTCATTGAATCAGAAAGCATATGCGTTTCGCCTTTTGGCGCAAGTTGCTTTGCCATACTTAAAACTGGTCTTAATGCTTCCTTACAGGCATTTACTAAAATTTTAGATGACTTTTTTTTATCACCAATTTCATCAGCCAATTGCTGAAATACAGCCAAAGTTTCTTCCATGCCAGTAATGGCAAAACTTTGTGAATTTGGTCTAACTTGATTAGGGCTTGCCATTATCTTACCTTAATAAATCCGTTATAAATAGCATCATTTAATTCTTTAACATATAAAACAACTTCTTGCGGTGTCATTTTATCTGCATGATTTTTTGCAATTTCATGAACAAGATTGATTCCCGTCACGCGCTGTTCGGGGAATCCAAACCAATCTTTTTTATCACTTGCCATTTTCATTACTAGAAAACCTAGCAAATCATTACTGCTATTTATTTCAGTCATATCTTATCCTTTGCCCCGTAGGGCATTATTATGAGTTTGACCAGCCGTATTGGTTGCCACGCGGATGGATTGTAAACACCGCTTTTGCTTCTGCGCTTGGCTGTGCATCAATCTTAAATTCACTTACACGACCATTGAAAGCATAAGCAACTGTGTTTGTGCCATCAACTGCGGCAACAACAAAAGTCCTATCAATTTGACCATTGTAAGCATCAGCACGAATCAACAATAATGCTGTGTCTGATGGATTCCAAGGGGCTGTAATTGTTAAAGATGTTGGGGCAACTTGCGTTGGAATTTTATCGCTTTGGCGTGAACCTGCAACAGTAAATGAAGCCACAGCATCATCTTGACCAAATGCTGGCACGGCTTCCACATTCAATGCTGTGCCTGACGCGCCTGTGCCGTTTGCAACTGTGCCAACGATTGTTGCTACTTGTGCTGACCAAACAGATAAGTTAGCCGTTGTTAATGGTGTTGGTGTTGCGCCTGTTTGCATCCAAAGGGATGCCGTAAATCCTGCTAATACTTTTGATGGTAATGCCATGTTATATCCCCTTAATTAAGCGTTGTTAGACCAACCATATAGGTTGCCACGCGGATGCACTGTAAATACTGCTTTGGCTTCTGCACTAGGTTGTGCGTCAATTTTGAATTCTGAAACACGGGCATTAAAAGCATAATAAACAATGTTTGTGCCATCAGTTGCCGCAATTACAAATGTTCTGTCAATAATGCCGCTATATGCGTCACCGCGAATTAATAACAAGTTTGCATCACTTGGATTCCAAGGTGCAGTAATAGTCAGTGAAGTCGGTGCTGATTGTGTTGGCACTTTATCTGATTGACGGCTACCAGCCACACCAAATGATGCAACTGCATCGTCTTGACCAAACGCTGGGATTGCTTCCACATTTAACAAGTTACCTGATACTGCAATTGCTGAAACGCTTGCCAATGTTGATAATTGTGTCAATGTCAAAGCCGTTGGCGATGCTGTTGGCTGAATGTAAAGGGATGCTGTAAACCCTGCTAATACTTTATTTGGTAATGCCATAATTAAAAATTCCTTATTAAGTAGTTAAAAGTTACTGTCTTGTTATGCTGAAATATCTAATGTTACATCCAAGAAAACATGAAATAAATCAACTGCATCATCATATCCATGATACAACATTGAAACATCAGCCTTTGCAACTTGAAAAGCGTGCGTTGTTCCAAAACTTCCCGAATACCCATGCAATGACTGTATTAATGTGTTTGCTAAATTAAACCCGTCAGCCATGCCTGTTTGCAAATTAGAAGTAAAAATACTTACTTGGAATATTGGTCTATCAATCCCTTTGTTGCCTTGATAATTACCAGTATAAACAGGTTGATGCACATTCCTTAATTGCCATGTTACAAATTTTGGTTGTGTTGCAAAATTTCTATTAAATAACGCATACACAGGCACGGGCGAAAATATGCCTGCTAGTTGTTCTTGAATTGCCTGTGCGTATTGTGTAATGTTGTTTTGCGTTGTCATATTATACCTTGGTTGCTGGGTCGCTTCTATAACACATTACAGTTACAGACATTCTGTCATTGCTTTCAATTGCATCAGTTACGCGCCAATCTTGATTGTTCCATGTAAATGAATACAAGTTTTGGTTGTAAACAACATCTTGCATAAATGGCGTAAAGTTAAATTTAAACTGAATCAAATCAGAATAAATACGATATTTTTCTAAAATAGCCACCGAGTTTTTAACCGATGAAACCAATGGGCGGCTAGTAAATTTTTTAGTAATTACAGTATTTCCCGACCCATAGCTGTCCACCGCAAATGTTAGCGTGTTTACATCCACATTTTCAAAGCGTGCTATTGCCATGCCTATTCCTTACATCACCAGCGGTTTATATTGGCGCAGTAATACATCAACCCCAAATGGTATTTTTTGAAGCATTGCTGACACTGTATCGCTACGATTATTATACAAATGCGTAAACAATAATAAGCCTGCCTGTTTAATCACAGGATATGATGCCAAAATGCTTGGCTTTGTCTGATATTCAACCACAATTGGCGATGTTCTAAATGTTGAAACATTAGATGGGATGCCAGCAGTTAAAATAACTTTATTGCCAGTCACATCATAATAATATTGACTTGATGCAAGTGTTGTAAATGTGCTTGGTGTATTAGCATTGTAAAAACCAACGCTGTTAATTGTTACACCATCCATTGACACTTCGGGCAAATCTAAATTTAATGGCGTATTGTATTGGGATGAAATGCCATAATAAACCCGATATGTAATCGGAAATATTGGCATTCCTAAATAATCTTCAATGTGCATACGAACCGCCAATTCCAAGTCAAGCAAATAATCATCTTGCGATGTATCACCAAACAAGTTTAATTGGTTAGTCATTTCTGTCAGCGTAAGCCAATTGGTCGTTATATCACGACTAATCTGCTCAACCTTTTCATAATTAAAAGGATTGCGCGTTGATGCGTATGCTGTCATTCCGTATGTGAAGTCAGTCATTATTAAGCCCCAATTAGTAACACACCAGCAAATGGGTCGCGCACGCTTGATGCCATACGCTTTTCAGCATAAAGAACAATGGTGGCTGGGCTTGTTTGGTCAAAGCGTTGAATTGACATTTCTTCGCCATCAACAATAGTTAAGAATTGACCCCAGCTTGCTAATACACCTGAAATTTTGCCTGCGGCTGGTGATGCTAAATATGGATTTGGAATAACTGGGAATCCAAACATATAAGCAACTGCACCGCCATCATTATCACCAACTTCAACAAACATTGGCGCACCACCTGTTGAGCCTTTTAATTTACGCAATTGTGTAATTAATGCTGGATGCAAATGCCATGCAACATCAGGCATTGACCAATATTGTGATGGTAGCAATGCTACTGTATCCACAATGTTGTCATAAGTAATGGATGCGGCTGTAAATGTTTGTTTAAGAATTGTATGCAATCCATTTGTAATTGCATTACCACTTGTTCCGTATGCGGCAGTTGATGTGCTAGTTGCATAATTTACTAAACCACGCAAACCGCTTGTGCCGCCAAGTGTTGTTGTTGTTGAACCTGATTGGTCGTTATTTAATGCCATTGATGCCGCTTCTACGGCTGAAAATTCAAGCATTAAATCTGAAACAACTGTTTCTTCTAAATAATTAATATCTGATAAAACCGCACTTCTAATTGGTAGCTGTGCTGATATAACGCGCATTGGCAATTGCCAAAACGATGTTGCAATATTTGGTGAACCGCTATCAGCGTCAACTGTATATTCAAATGGATTTGTTGCGCTTGTTGCATTACCTGTTTTCGCCACAAATTGTGCGGCTGAACCTTTGCCAATTACTTGGCGTGAACCTTGACGGAATGGGTTTGCATAACGCAAAGCCGCAAACGCATCATCAAAATATATACGACCACCAACATCCAAGCCACTGCCTGTCAATGCCGATGCTTCTTTAACTTCAGCTTTTTCGGAAACTTTAACCATTGACTTGCCATCAATCAACGCTTCCTTAATGCCATTAAAAATCTGTTCAGTCTTCATGGTTTTATTCCCTAAAAAATTAAAAAGAGGGGATGGAATATCCACCCCCAATTTTCACCGATATTATGGTTTTGTTACTGTTGCTGTTGAACGATAACGGATGATTGCATTAGGGTCAACGATTGATGATGCCAAACGCTTTTCACCAAAAAATGTTATTGAGCCTGGGAGTGTTTGGTCGTAGCGGCGCAAAATCATGTTCAATCTATCAACAATTGCAAAGCCACGATTCCAGTCACCAAAATACATTGGATATAAACTGTCTGTGCTTGCAGTTGAAGCAATTGATGGAACATCTAGGTATTTGTTGACTACAACATCAAAGCCAAGCAATGAACCAACAATGCCATCTGTGCGTGCTAAACCATCAACATAGATTGGGCGACCATTTGTGTCTGTCAAGCCACGAATTGCTGACAACATTAATGGGCTAATAACAAATTTTGCTGATTCAGTCCAGTATTGTTGTGGTAATGCGTAGATGAAATTAACAACATCAGCGTAAATAACTTTATTAGCAATTGTGTTGCCGTTAGTTGTCAATTGGTCATAAGTAGCTAATGAATGCAAGCCTGCTGATGACCCTGTGCCTGATGTGCCATAAGCCGCTGTTGATGTTTTGCCACCTGTGTAAGATGAATTTGCACCACCATATTGGTTAAGACCACGCAAGCCGTTAGAACCGCCATAAGCAAGTGATGTTGCACCTTGGTCATTGTTTTGAACCATTGACAATGCTTCAGCTTGACTAAATTCAACCATCATATCTTGCACTAAATTTGCTTCAAGCCCGTCTATGTCATCCAAAGCCGCCGTTCTGACTGGGAAAGCCACATTCAAATCTTGCAATGGAAGTTGCCAAATAACAGTTGATTCTGTTGTTGCTGTGCCATTGTTATTTAATGGATAGCCCCAAGCACAGCCGCTGTCGCCCGTTTTTGCGCGAAATTGATATACAGAACCATCAGTTGTAACATTGCGACCAACACCACGCAATGGATTAGCCAAACGCAATGCAACAAATACTGGGTCATACGCTGTGCGACCACCAACACCTGCGCCTGAACCTGTCAATGCGGATGCTTCTTTCATAAATGCAACTTGTTCTGCTTCATCAGAAAACAAAGCCAATTCTTTTTCATGACGACCACTGCCTTTAACAAATGTTGACAATGCTTCACGAACACGCTTGTTCACATCGCTAGTAACAGTTTTTTCAAGTTTAATAATAGATGGTGATTTGATGTCAGCAACTTTTGCTTCCAAAGCCGCAACTTTTTCTGCAAATTCTTGTGTTAATTTTTCTTCTACAGCGGCAACTTGCACTGCAACTGCTTCGTTTACTTTTGCAATTTCAGCAACAGATTGTGCTTCAATAGCGTCTAGTTTTTCCATGATTTTATCAGACATGATAATTATCCTTTGATTCGTTGATTTAATTTTTTGAGTAATTCTCTTTCCGCAAATGCGGCGAGTAACTTTTCTTCGGCGGCTATCGTTTCAGAATCACTCCGAATCGTGTCGTTTTTAAGGGCAACTACTTTGCCAGCATCACGCCCGCAAGCAACTACTTCCTTAAATACAGAAACGGCAACCGCCGCATTCTGTTTTGAAACCCCTGCATCACGCAAGGCAGATTCCAAATTTCTTGGATTAATCGTGCCATCAACTTCAAGGCATGATTCTAATTTTTTAATATTGGCTTCCATGTTGTTTGGTTGCATCACAATTGACACTTCACGCAATCCACCTTTAGTGATTTGGAAATAACCCTCATCCGTTGGGCTACCATCAGAAAATGGATTGCCTTGTTCATCAACCATTTGGTATTCATCAGCGTATGCGCCAACTGAAACACCACCAACCATTGCTGGCGATTCTTTCATGATTGTATATAAATCACGACCAGCGTTTGTGTTGGTAAATAAACGACCCGAACCACTCATGCCCTTATCATCAAATTCAAATGATGTCCATTCGCCTACTGGCATTGATTCATCATTGTGCTGAAAATACATTGGCAATGGCTTTCCTGATGCTTCCATCGCTTTTGCCCATTGCATGAATGGTTCAGCCTTGTAATTAAATTTGCGCCCGTCTGCGCCCTCGCGTGCGCCCCATGTGGTGAATTGCGCTTCAATTGTGCCGTTGCCTTGGGCTTCGTCTGCTGAAACGCCTAATTCAACTTTTGATTCAAATAAAAACTTGATGTCTTTCATAATATTATTGCCCCTTAACTTTTCTATACAAAACTTATAAAGTTTATGTTGTGAATACTTTTTGGTTTTGAACCTTTAATCCATTTTCTAACAGTTACTCTGCTAACGGAATAAGCATTTGCAACGCTATTTATGCAATCGTAAATAATTTCATTTACTTTTACTTTTTTTGCACTTGGATTTGCGCCACCATTATTAGAAAAAATGCCTGTGCCAGCTAAACTTGCCATTATTTTCTTATGTTTTTCTTTGACTTCAATTCTTGACATTGCATTTTCATTGCCTACTTTGCCTTTTTTCTTGTTTACTTCATCGGAAAACTTTTTTCCTAAATTTGGTTTTACATATCTAATATTAGTCAAATCTAATTTAGATTGGCGAATAAGTCTATTATAAGCCCACGCATCTGCTTGCAATCCATATTCTTCATAAAGTTTTAAATGCGCAATTGCGTGTTCATAAGGAGAAAGTAAAATTAAATTACTTCTATCATCCGTGCCACCTTGATGTTTAGGCACAATATGATGCCAATGATAACCTTTTAATTCTGATGGTTTTTTTATTTTTATGGTTGCCATTACGCTTTTCCAGCTTGCCCAGTCTTTCCGATAACATTTGTATTGCCGCCCCCATTAGTGTCTTGTGGACTTGTGCCTGATATTGGTTCGGCTGGATTACTGCCGTCTTTTAATTCATCACCGCCATCAATATTTCCCTTGCCTAAATATTCACGGGCTTCGTTTGGTGTCATTATTCCGTTTGATACGCCAGCGACCACAAAATTCATTTGGTCTAATGGCGCACCTTTCAAAAAGTCTTGTGTTTGAAATTCAATGCAAAGATTTGGATAACCTTGCAACAAACTTGCTTTTAACTTTTGTTGTATATTTACCAAAATTGGATAAACCGATGTTTTGTAAAATTCATCAATGGTTGTTTGTGAGTTATTAAACTTGCCGTCTGAAACACCAATCATTTGCGGTGGCACGCCAAACAAACCACAAATACGCTTCATCGTTTGTTCTTTTAATTTGGCGGCATCAGCATCTTGCAATGTTAGCATTTTGACTGTTTCATAAGTCATGCCATTGTCAAGCAACATTGACTGACCAGCTTTGCTTAAATCAGTTTGTTTTGAACCTGTCATGCTTGCCCATGCTTCTTTTAAGCGTGATGCAATTTCTTTATAGCGTGAATCAGGAATAACTTGGTCAGTCTTAAACAAGCCTGTTGGCTTTGCACCATTCTGCATCACAAAGTTTGCATACAAATCAATGTCTTGGTCTAACGCAACCAATTCGGTTGCCAATATGCCTTTGTTAAATGAACCTGAACCCTGCCATGCCGCATCCATCATGTGAATAATCTGATGCGCTTTTAATGGCTGGTCTTTAGAAAATCCATAAGTCGGTGTTGATATTCTATATGCTGGATAGCGTGTTTCAGTCAATTGCGCTGTAATAAGCGTTGAATCCAACACATACATTTCAAGCGGTGTTTGCAATACTTGGTCTTGGTCTTTGCGCCATAACAAAGTAAATGTTTCACCAGCTAATTCATGCCACATAATGAATTGATACCAAAATTCGTATTGGCTTTGAAAGTTATTTGGGTTTTGTAAAAGACTAATTACTGAACGGGCTTTGGCTTGGTCACGCTTGCTAACTGATTTGTCTGTGCAGGCATCAACCAATGTGCCATCATCACCATAAGTCATTACTTTAACTGGCAACTGCGATATTGCACGGGCTTTAACACCAATACACGACATGATTGTGCTATTGCGTGATAGCGTTGACATATCAATAACGCGACCAGCATCAGTTACGCTTGATGTTGTTACATATAGAAGTTGATAACCAGCCGCGGTTGCAGGCTGATTTGCATTGCGTAAGACCACATTACCTAATGCAGTCTGACCAAAAAGCGTATTGCTTTCAGCGGATTGTATTTGTTTCTTTTTGAATATATCTAAAATTGCCATGTTTTCGCCTTTAGAAACCTCGGAAACCGAAATTGAATGATAGCGGATGGTCTAATGAACAGTGCATTGCAATGATAAGAGCAATTATACCATCAACCTTTGCCGCCTTATCATCTTCATTCTTTCGCACCTTGACATTGCCATTTATATCATACCAAGCATCACAGTTGCCAATTTGCCACCCTAAAAATGGGTTGCCATCATGTCTTATCGCATGGGACATAATCAGTTTTTCGGTGTGCTTGGATGGGTTGCTTAATACCGCCATCCCTTGCCCAACCTTTTTAACTGGTATGCCAGTTTCATTCAGGCGTGCAATTAAACTTGCCGCATTATAAGCATCATACCCAACTTCTTTAACATTGTATATAGTAGCTTGATTTTTAATATATTCAGAAATTTCCCTATCATCCATCACATTACCTTGCGTGATGTGTAAAATTCCCGATTTAACCGCTTGTTGAAAAATATCTTGATAATGCGTTGGCACAAGTTTTAATCCGTCTTCAGGTAAAAAGAATTTAAACTCCGCAAAGAAATTATCTTCCGCATATCGTTTTAATGTGCAAACCGCATTCAAATCGCGCGTTGCCGCCAAATCAAATCCAATATAAACAGATTCAGGTTCTTCGTTTGGTTTTTTACCAATTGAATCATCCCACCATTGTCTATCAATCCAAGCATCATTAGCTGATACATAAACATTTAATGTTTTACAAAGAAACTCATTTAATGCGGCTGGCTTTAATTTTGCTTGCTCACATCTTTCTTCAATGGCTGACTGATAAATGCTGATGCCGTGCATAGGATTTGCTTTAGCCCATGTTGACGGGTCACGCCAATCATCTTGTGGGTCAAGCCCGTAAAGCAAACCAAACCAATGCGGATTGTCTTTTGCTTCACCATCAAGCATATTTTCAAATGCTTGCATATCCTCAAAAAACTTTGTGTCTTTTCCAAATGAAGCGGTAGTAATGTAAACCCTTAAAGGATTTTTTCGCGCAACCATGCCTGAATGTAAAACTTCAATTGAATTTCTGTCAACAATTGCCGCGGCTTCATCAATAATAACGCACGATGGATTTTTACCATCGCCTGACTTTTTGTTGTCGCGGCTTAATGCCCGATAAGTTGACTGGCTGTCACCTGTCTTTTTAATTTCATATTTACTTAATTCAAATACATTTTTAACTTCATTTGGCATATTTTCAACAAATGCTTTTGACGCATCAAACACAATGGTTGCCTGCTCACGATTGGTTGCCAATGTAAATACTTCTGCGCCTGCTTCACCAAACTGCAATTCATAAAGACTAATGCCAGCAGTAAATGTTGATTTGCCAGCCTTGCGAGGAATAAAAATAATGACATCTGTCACCATGCGTTTTGTGTGGTCTTTTTTACTACGAAATCCATAAATTGCACAACAAGCAAATATTTGCCACGGCTCTAATATTAATGGCTTTCCAGCATCAGCCCCTTTGGTGTGTTTAAGCGTTGAAAAGAATTTCAACACATGGTCAACATAATCAGCAATAAATTCATACGACCAGTGTTTGTCTTCAAGTTGATTAAGAAATCGCTGACAAGCCTGACGCACTTTGTTGCACACCACAATATTGCCTTTGACAACATCAATTGCATAAAATACCCCGTCTTCTAATTTCATTTTTTAACTTGAACCCCACTTAACAAATCACCATAAGATGCTGTGTTGGTGCTAGTTTTGCCCATGCGCCCTTTTGGTGTTAAGCCTAACTCATTCATTAAAACTACAATTTTATTTAATGCTTCTTTCATTACTGAAAAATATGGCGATGCACCCATTGTCTTGCCGCCATTAAATTCAGCCACAATTCCATCACGCGCAATGCCTTTTTTAGCTTCAACATAAATGCTAATTTGGTCTGCCAGCATAGCCAGCAAATGTTTATCTTGGTCAGCATCAATGCCATAAATTTCATACATGAAATCTGAAGTTTCTTTAATAAAACGGCTGGCATTCCACGCATCAGGATTTTCTAACCAGTCAGCTTGCGGCACGCGCAACTTTATTTTTTCAGGCAAATCAATTGATTTATCGCCAGTGCGAATAATTCTCAATTCTGATGGTAATGTCTTGTCTTTATTCATTATTTTTCCTTTGTTCATACCTACCCCCCCAACTTCATTTGCACTCAATTGGG